CGGCCGGCAGACGGTTCTGACGCCTGAGTGTCGACCGAGCGCGAAACAGAGGTCACAGTCGAGGGTTTCGAGCAGCCCGAGATTCTGATTGACCCGATGGGTACCGTAGAAAATCTGCGCCTCCTCGTAACTGAGCGGCTCCAGTTGGAGTGTGGGCGGCAGCGACGGCGTGAGCGGTTCGAGCGTGTCTCGTTCGGGCCCAGTCGAACTCTCCTGCTGGTCTTTCATCCTGAGACCGCGCCGGTTCAGCAAATCCCAGTACTCTTTTTTGGTTTCGACGTGGACCGGCTCATGACCGGCGTTTTCGATGTCGCGCGGTCCGCCCCACAGCTCGTCGCTATGCACGGCCGGCGCGTCCTTCTTGTCGTCGCTCATCGGTACTCTGGCGATGGCTCGTGATGATGGTCAAATCGCAACGCTCTGGCGGAAGACGGACGCGATTGCCCATCGACGTGATAGCGAGCCTCCCCACGGCGACTACGGCTCACACGCCAGATCAATCCCGCGCCCATTACCACGTCGCCACGTAAGACCCAGACATAATCGCCCACCTCAAACACGGATTTTGTCGTCGTGTGCCCCGCTTCAGATAAATGCTGATACAGACCCGTGACCACGCTGGAAATCATGCGCTGGGAAATCATTGGATGGTCTCCTGCTGCTCATCCGGTCAGAAGGTGACGCGAATGAGCGGTTCACTGATGTAGTAGGTGCGGACCAGCATGAGGTCAGCAGCATTGCCACCGCTGGTCATGCCGGCTGTGCCCATCCGCAGCTGAATCGGCTTGTTGTTGTCGGCCGTGGCGAGCGCCACGTTTTTGGTCAGCAAGGTCGCAAAGCGGACCGAGCCAGCCGTACAGAGAATCGTGATATCAGCCGTGGGGATGGAGGCCAGAACCGGATTGAGCGTCCCATCGGCGTAGTAGACATCGAGGGTCGCGCTGGCGCCCACCACCCAGCTGGTCACAATCCGGGTTTGAATCTCGCAGCGAACAAGGCGATTGAAGTTGTAGGGGCCCGGTGCTGGTACCAGGACGACGGGCGTGGTGAAGAGCCCGGAGATATCGGCTTGCGCCAACTGGACGGTACTCATCAGAATCTGCGGTTGTCCGGCCCCGGTATACCCAAGCGTGGTCGCCATTGTGCTTCTCCCTACCGGTGTCCGCCGGCGCCGGTCGCCGTCAGCGCGTGTTTGCTGAGTGGTTCCTGTTCCTGCGCGGCCCCACCGTGCTGGGTGTTGGGCATCTGGACGACATTCGATGGTGGCGCCGGCTGACCGAGCGCACGAGCAGCTGCCTGTGGATTGCCGCTCATCGCCGCCATCCTGGCTTCAGAGAGCTGCACCATCTCAGGCGGAATCTGGTAGCCGCTCTGTTGCAGAATCGTGAGAATGAGCGGCCCGGCCGGCCCGACCAGATCGTCGGCCTTGAAACTCATATTCAGTTTCGGCGGCTCGGGGCCTTTCGCCTTTGGCTGGATGATGATTCTGGCCGGGTCGATGTGCCACTTGTTACAGAGCATCGAGACCAGCTCCTGCCGGTTCACATACGGGTCGTTGGCCGTCAACTGATAAAAATCCAGTGCGAGTTTCCGGTCGACATTCGCATCGGTCTTGATCGCACTGTCCGGCTTGGCACTGTAGACGTACTCGCCGGCAATGGTCTGTCGGTTCCACTGCTGCAGCCGCTGCAGTCCGTCGGGCCCGACCGACATCACGTACGTGTAGTCATCGGCGAACAGCTGCAAGAGGCCCCCCAGAGATTCCGCTATCGTGATGTACCAATCGAGAACGCGGGTGCGCTCGGCATCCAGGCGCACATCGGCGTTCTGCTGCATCAGGGTGAGTTCGGTGGCCGTACGGGCCGTCTCTTCGGTCACCCCTTGCTGGACCGAGCCGAGCGCCCAGTCCTTGTTGATATCGGTTTCAATCAGGTCGCCGTAGGTGGAGGTTTCACGTGGAAGCGTGGGCAGGGCGACGACCCCAATCATCTCGTCGCCAGACCCATCGAGCGGCAAGACCGACTGCATCTCGCCACTGACCAGCTTGGTGATGTCGTTCGGGTCCATCCGGTTCCGGTCGACCCAGCGCATCGGCACGCTGCGCTTTTTGTGCAGCATCTGGAGCGTGCGGACACTACTCAGCTCATCGGTCTGGTAGCGGCTCATCGAGCAGTCCGATTGCGGATACGGGCAATCGGACGTGTAGCGGAGCGTGAGCACCTTGATGGGATTGCCCTTCACACCGGAGAGAAAATGCCCTTCTTCATCGAACAGCTGCCAGCTGGAATCTTCATGGACCGAAGGTGAACTGTCGCCGTCGAACCAGATGAGCAGGCGGAATTTATTCGGGTTGGGTTCTGCCGGGTCGAAGACACTCGCCCGGTACCAGATTTTCCGGCCCTTCCGGCCTGGGCGCCGGTCGCCACCGGGAACGGGTTTAGAGAGCAGCAAATCGTCGGTGAAGGTGTCGCCGGTCCGCTGGTCCGGGCTGCCGCTGCCCTGCTCGAGCTGCCGGCTATCGGCAAAAAACTCGTAGCCGAGCCAGGCGGCCTGGTTGTAATCGCTGCCGGTAAAATCCGACGGAATCAGGAGCTTGGCCGGTGTGCCGCGTCGAATATAGTAGTTGGGCCAGCGCACGATTGTTTTCACCTGTGGTGGGCCGGGGGTCATGGTCGGCCCGGGGCTACTCAGGCCGAGAACCGATCCGGGCTGTGGCGCAGCCGGCGCTGGCATCATCGGGCCAGGCACCTCCACTTGCGTGGGGACGCCTTCGAATCCCACCTCGACCCAGCCGATACCGGCCGGACAGAGGACATCGGAGAGCACTTCATCAACAGAGCGTTTCGCATTGGTCTGATGGGGCCCCAGATATTCGTTGAGCACGGCCTGAAAGACCGGGGTCGCCTGCGCGTACTGTGGATGGCGCGGCGAGAGGACCATCTCGGGATTTCTGAAAAACAGCTGCGCCTTTTTCTGCTCGGTCTTGTAGTAGTCGACATTCACCTGAATGAAATCCGAATCGGAAAATCCGGACAGACTGTACCGCTTGCCCTGGTAGCGTTCGACATTCCGCTTCCAGGTGGTCAGCTCCTGCAGCCGGCGGTCGACCGAGGCCTGGACTTCCGCCTGCCAGAAGGCAAACGAGCCCAGCTCATCATCGGGAAGCGGCAGAACCTGACGCGCCGGGTTGAGGGGGACCGGATTTTTGTCCATCGGCTACCTGACCGCCTCACTGCGGACCCGTTCGAGCAGTTCGCCCCACTTTTCCGTCTTGTGGACGTACTGCACGTTCTCCCGAACGACTTTTCGGGTCGGTGACGGGCGGGATTTCGCCCAATAGCGCCACTCATCAGCGGCATGGTCGTCGGCGCTCGTGTCGACATCATCGGGATCGTTCGGATCCTGCGGAAGAAGCGGCACCGACCGGAGAAAATAGCGGCAGCGAGGCGAGAGCGAGAACCACGGACGGCCATCAGGGGCCGTCCGGAGCAAATCGTGGCAGATTTGCCAGCCATTGGAGCCGCGTGTGTTGTCGCCCTTCCTGAGCGGGAGCCGGTACGGACTTTTCGAGAGTGTTTCCGCGATGGGCTCGCCTCGATCCGCCCCGGTCTTGTTCCACATGGACGGATCGGCGGCGATGTAGCGCAATCTTCCGGTTTTGCAGGTGTCGGTGATTAACTCACGCGCCTTGCTGCCGAATTCGTGGGAGTTCAGCCCCTGAAATTTCAGTTCGGCGGCCCGGTGATAGTGCCCGTCGCCCAGATGCGCGTACAGGCCGAAACTGCCGGGCTGGTTGTAGCCCCAATCCAGGCCCCCGGTCCATTCGGTCCCATCCGGAACCTCAATCTCACGGACATGCCAGGGCTCGGAGCCCACTTGCGCCCGGAACCCCGCAAAAAACTGGCCCTTGTAGACCGTCCAATCGCCATCCAGCAACTGCCGGCGCCGGAGCGGCGGCAGCTCCTGGAGGTTGTCCCGGTACTCGGGGTCGCCCCACGGGTTGTCATCGACCTTCGCGGGCACGAACCCGTAGGACTCCGCACGATAGTTCGGATACCGCTCCGGGTCGGGTGCTTTGTCGATGAAAAAATCGCGCACCCAGGCCGCCCCGGACCCGCCAGGATTAGAAGCCGCCCACACCTTGGCGCCCCCCAGATGTTCGAGCACGCCGTCTTTGACGTTCGCGGTCCTGGCACGGGTGAAAATCTCCAGCGCCGGCTCTTCTTCAAAAGTCACCAGCTCGTCAATGAGAATCAAGTCGTACTCGGTCGACAGATAATGCTCCCAGGCCTCCGCATCCTCACAATGACCGGCGACAATCGAGGCCCCGGTACTCGGAAAGCTCATCTTCCGAGCCGTCTGCTCGAACTTGGCCCCAATCTTCGGCGCCTCTCTCCGCATTTCCCGGAGGTGCGTGAGTTCCAAATCGCGGTAGGTGCGCCGGAGCAGCAGAACTTCACAGTTGGGGATCAAGAGGCAGTAGCGATAGGCGGCCCAGCGCAGCGAATGGGATTTGGCCCCACCCGCTGCCCCGCCGTAGAGCGTCCTGCGGCGCTCGCGCTGCATCTCGAAAAATTCGACTTGTCTGGGCGTCGGCAAAAAGATGTACTTGTCTCCGGTCTTCAGCGCCCACGTCTGCTGCCGAAGCGCACACGCTTCGGTCGGACAGACCCAGAGCCGCTGCTGCCCCACACACACGAAGCAGCGCCCACACCAACAACATCGCGCGTGGGGATGAGTCGGCCAGGGCGGCCCGACCACCTTTGAGAACATCTCGGGCACATTCTGTGCCCAGGACGGCTACAGCGTCAATCGGCTTGGCGGGCGAGAGCGAGCTTCGCGAGAATCTGTTGGCCGGTCATATGAATCCCTCGAATAGCATTTCAACGCGCCCGCACCGGCTGCACGTCGCATTAGGCCCCGGTGCAATCGTGTCGTTCCGGAAGTGCATGACGGCATCAGCCTTCACGAAGCGCCCGCATTGTGAACACACAGGAACAAACGTGGCGCCGCCGTATTCTTCGTCCTTCGCACCGTAGACGACACGGCGAACACCCACATAATCGGCCGGATCGAAGTCGATCATATCGTCCCCTTCAGCATCGCGCTCAGGCGCTTCGTGTTTGCTGTCAGCCGAGCAGGACGAGCACCGCGAAGAGAAAAAACGCAGCAACGACCAACAGAATGATGTAGCCCAGGACCCCAATCGCAGGACGACCAGGAGAGGGCGGCGGCTCCACAACTTCGAGGAGCAACTTCCGTGACTCGCGCTCCCGATACTCCGCTTCACTGCCAGGACGAAACTCGTTCATCACAACTCAAAAGGGCGCGGTCGGCGGCGGCCCCCAAATAATGTAGAGCACCGCCAGACACGCGAGAATCGCCTTGGCCAACACCCACAACGTTCCCGTCAACGGAAACCCCACCGCTGCGGCGACCAGCGGCGCGAGCCACACCACCATCGACACACATATCACCGCGTAGAGCGCCCGCCACAACAAAGCCTTCATAAGCGTGCCCCTCTCAGGCGCAAAATTACGCCTGAGCCGCCCATCACGTCTACATTGTGAAACGCACGAACTTGCGATCCGAATTGCTCAATGTTCTATCAATGTGCTCGGGGGAAAATCTGCTACCCTGCCACCGGAGCGGCACGGCTCTGCAGGCCGAACGCCGGTCGGACGCACCCGCAACCGGCTTGCCGCTCCACTTGTTACCCAATTACCGCCAAATCCCAAGCCAAAATAAACACTAATCGGGTAACAAATTCGCGCCAGAAACTATGGTAGGCCCAGGACAAGTTCTATAAGCTGGGAAAACTGTGGACCCCCACCGGCCACGGCGGGCGCCTGGGGCCCCTGGCCGGCCCGGTCCGCCGCCCCTGCCCCTGCCTGCCGGCCGCTGGCCTGCCGCTGCCCGGGCAGGCCGGA